CCATCTCGGAGCATTCCATTTGTGCCGGTAGATTTCATTGCCAATGCGACCGAAGGCACTGCGTAACGCGGCATCTTCAGCGATCCACTGGCTGACTTTCCATTCGTAAACCGGCTTGTGTAGTCTGTTCGTAAGGTTGCGTTGATTGGCTCGGAATCCTTTGCGAGCTTCATCAACCGCACCTCGCCAGCCGCTAAAGTTCGTCTCGCTTCCGTCCATCAAGACCAAGCACAACGGCAGACCGAGGTTCACGCCGATCATTTGCAGCATCAACTTGACGTGCGAAAAGTACTCGGCGTTTGGAACATTCGGAGAAAACCCTTGCAGCTTTTCGCCCGGCGCTCCGGTGATTTCCATGCCGGGAGCAATGTTGTCGATGTAGCGAGTTCCAGCGGCAGACACTTCAGTGGATTGCCCGCCGTAGTCGGTATTCTTTCGTGGCAGTCCGCTTCCGTTCACAACCGCTTGCTCGCGGAAGATTGCAAAACAGCTAACGACTTGCTGTTGAACTAACTTGGCAAACTGAATATCCTCAAACATTCCAGCGAGTGCGAAGATTGGCGCGAGTGCAGTTACGCCCCGCGTCTGATTCATTCGCTTCGAGTTGTAAACGTGAAAAAGTTGCCGCATGCCGTCAGAGTTGCGAACGTCTAGCGCAACTTCGGTTTGCTTCTGTTCGTTCGGCGTGTCTGGGTCTTGAGTGATCCAGTATTGCTCATGTCGCCCATGCTCACCAACAGTCACGCCAAGAAACGTATTCGGGATCCGCGTATGCGTTTGAACTTCGTGAGCCTCGAAGAATTGCAGCTGACCTTCGTCGAGTCCAGATATAACGCAATCACCGTCGAGTTTTTCAGCCCGGCACGAATGAACCTCGTAGTCGTGCCAAGTGTATTCGCCTGAAATGTCGCACAACTCAGGGTCGTTGCTCCACTCAATCCAGTATTGGTAAAGTGCTTCGCTTACCCCGGCGTCACCCGTTTGTGGGTCCAGGCTAAAACCGTCTTGCACTTCGTTTGCAACTGCTCGATCGATTGTTTGCCCGACGATGGAGTCGTTACGATCCATGTCTCGAGCTTTTTCAATGTCGGTGTAATATGCGCTTTCGTTGCGATAGTGGTAGTCGGCTGAACCACCCTGCGGAGCCAGTCCGGTGCGACGGCGAATGAATCGATTCTCTCGGCTCATGTCGTAGTCGGCGCGAATCTTGCCGATGGTATCCATGAACGCACCGGATTTAATTTGCCGCTGGCCAACAATCATCATCGCGTGACCATTGGCAACTAGCGGTCGTCCGTATTGGTCGAGTAGGCTGCTCATCGGTGAAATCCTTGCCCAATGGAAAGGAACTTCACTGCCGAGTTATCAGCGGTCGCAGTTGCGTTAGCCGCGATGTAGGCTCTTGCTACTCGGATTTCCTCTTGAATGCTCGACGGTGTATAGCCCATCGAACTTCCCTGCTCAGCCGATGTCGAAGGCAAAGCGAGCCAACGACGTGCCGCAGTAATGAATGAACGCGCACGCGAAACCGAACCGACTTCCTCATAGTCTGAGTAGTCATTCAGGTCATCCAGAATTTCGGTAAGAGTCGCTGCTGCCATAAAGGCAAAGATAAGCGACTAACGCAGAATGCAATACACAAATAGGTGCATACGGAAAAGCGGATTATCCGCATCGCTCGTTGCATTCGGCGGCATCTAGTTGCATTCAGTGACATTTAGTGGCATACGTTGCAGAAAATACATACTATTTTTATCTACTATGCGTCTTGCGTAATGACAACATCATACATATGGTTAAACAAATCTTGGTCCGGTCAGGCTTGGTCAGGTCCGGCAAGGCGCGTACTGGCAATGCTAGGCGCGGCAAGGTTATTCAATTTTGGAGCATCGGGATTATGGCATTAGTAGATTTGACGTTTTCTATTCAAGGGATTTCTCCACTGCTCATGCACAATGGGCAAATGGCAGATCCGCTCAACAAGTTCACAAAGCAGCTCAAGGAAATATCTGGGTTGCGAAAAAAGACGGATGAGAATTACGCGGAGATGGCGCGCATCGAATGGCATGCCGGACTCTACGTGAACAAAGATGGCTTTCCGTGCCTTCCGTCTGCGGTGATCGAATCCGCGATTCAAGAGGGAGCCAAAAAGCAGAAACTCGGCAAGGCTTTCAAGTCTGCCGTGTTCGTTGATGCCGATGCGATTCTCGACATTGGTGTTAAGAAGAAAGCCGTTGACTTGTGGGGTGACGATCGCTTTCGTGACACTCGCGGCGTGAAGGTCGGGCAGGCTCGCATTATGCGGACTCGACCGGTATTTCCAGACTGGAAAGCTAAAATAACTGTCACGTTTGACGATGAGCAAGTCAATGAAATTGACGTTCGCCGGGCAATGATCGACACTGGCGGCAAGGTCGGATTGTGCGATTACCGCCCGAAGTTCGGACGGTTCGAAGTTCTGTAAGGGCGGGGCGTGGCAATGCGCGTCGCGGCGATGTTGGGCGAGGTCAGGCCTGCACAGGCTGGGTTGCTACGCAAGTCTTAAATGCGGCTTGCGTAGCTTTGTAGTGGCCAGGCACGGTCCGGCTCGGCAGGGCGGATAAAGGCACGGTGAGGTAATGCAGGGTTTCCATCGCCACCTGAACAGTGGCGGTGGAATTTTTAAGGCTCCAGGGCCGCAACATGGCGTGGTGGGTAACGGAACGGCCGGGTTCAGCCGGGCTAGGTCTGGCAATGCTGGGCGAGACAAGGGATTTTTCTTCTAAGGAATAAATCAAATGGAATATGACGTTACAGATTTACTTGCTGGCGATGCAATCGAACGCAAAGAATGCGAAGAAATTACAGAATGCAGCTTCGGATCAACCGAATACTCAATGCGTTTGATGGTGCTTGCCAAAGCAATTGAACGCAACCTATGGCGACTTGGTAGGCAGCTTACCGTCTCATGCCAGAAAGGCTTTATCCAAGTATTAACGCCAACCGAAGCGATTGAGTACAACAATAAAATTTACGATTCAGGCAAGCGAAAAATGCGGCTTGCTCATCGTCGTTCGATTGCAATCGATACCAGCACATTACCAGATGACGTTCGGCGTGAACATAACGACAATTTAGCGAAACAAAGCAGGCAATTGCAATCACTTAGGCTGCGAGTCTTGGAAGTTGAGCCAGTTAAAAAGATAACTCCAAGCAGGCGACCTATAACGCCGCCTTTCGTATCGCATCATCAACCAACTCCAGCAACTTAAGAACCGCTTTCGGTGGAGTGCTGATTGCAACGCCGTTTCGCAAAGTCGTCTGCATTACGTCGCAACCATCGAAGATTTGACGAACCACGCTTTGATACGCGCGATTCCTTTCTAGCTTCAGATCACATCGCGGCGGCTTTCTTCCACGAGGCGACTTACTGACCGGAATGGTAATCGTCACATAAATAATATCGTCGGGAATCTCTGCAACCGTTTCGACCGTTTCGATTACCGGTGGAATGACGACAATCTCCGGCTCTGGCGCTGACTTAGCGAGCGTTGGTAACTGCGGTCCTGCCATCTTGTGTTTCCTTGTGATAAATCACCTCCTATTCATCGCCATGTACGGTCTCCCGTGCTGATCCGTAAACGGCTTCGATTCAACCTGACGCCTAACCACAGCTTCGACCTTTGGAACGTCGATTAAACGCACGCCAATTGTCGCCGCAGCCGCACACGCATAACCCGCAGCGTCGAGCCAGTGATTGTTTCCTCGATCGATTACGTTCCAAACCGCCTTGAATCCCTTCCCGGGTAAAGGAATGTGCTCCAGTCGCTCGCTAATCATACTCTTGGAAAACTGCGAATGCGTTCTAACATCGCCGTTTGGCGGGTCGTAAAGTGCCATCGAACCAACCGTCCGTTGGCCGGCCGTAAATGGTTCGCACTGCCAACGCTCTTGCAGCCAGTTTTTCCAATACTCAGTGTTCGGATGGAACAACCAGACCTCGTTGCGGTTTGCGTCGTGATTCAGTGAAGCGTGACACTCGAAATAACACATCGCCTTTTCGCTTGGATTCGGCATTCGGTAGTTCGAATCTGGACCTTTAACCGGATAGTACGGACCTGCGATTCTTCGGCAAGCTTCATAGACTGCATCCGGCTTGTAGCCTGAGTCCACGAAAGCCAAGTCGATCTTGTATTGATCGCGTTCAATGCAGAAATTAGACAACGCGTTGAGCATCGCTAACTCAATCGCCTGCTCGCTTGAGCTTGTAGTCAGTCCAAACGTCGAGAACTTGCCATAGTCAATTACAGCCCCGGTCCCATCGCTTGTAAACGCGATGTCAACAAACCAGCAGTTGACCTTACCCATATCGATTCCGCGCACGACAACATCAGCCCAGTCAGGCACAACGCCACGCTCAAAGCCGCTTCGGCAGCCTGCAACGTGACCGTGAGTTAGATCAAGCGTTTGAATCTGCTCAGCTTCTGGCGGGTCGTTTTGGTATTCCGTGCAGAATGCGTCGTAGCTCGTATCTGCGATCGCGTTGAAAACAACCTGCCACGCTGACCGTACTGTTATCCAACCGTCACTAAGCACCTTGGCTTTGTAGTTGTCGGCCAGCAGTTCGCCGCCAGATTCCATTGCCTCTTGGTGCTCGATAAAGTATTCCGTCGCCGTTCGTCCGTATCGGTCGCCGTTGCGCTGGTCCTGTGCACGCATCGCGATGTACGTGTGCCAGTGACCGCCTTCGGTAGTCCACTCGGCAGGCCACTTCTCGACCCATCCGAAACGCTTGCCCATCCAGGACGGTTTTTGCTCTGGATCGGTGTACTGAAACGAAATACACTTGCGGTTTTGAATCGTGGTGATCATCACCTGAGCTAGTTCTCGTTCTTCTCCAGCAAGCCCGGCAATGTCTTTCTCGATTGCGTTCTCGCGGTCGGCAATCTGCGAATCGCTCTTGGCACTTTCTCGCGTCTCTGGTTCGTCGATCGGAACAAAGTCAGGTCGGTCGCCGTCGCGATTGATACCGCGAATCGCAGAGTCTAGCCCGCGAAATTCAAGCCTGACACCACCGTAGTCGATCGGCCCTCGGTACTGCTCATTCACGTTAGCCAGCCGCAATCTGTCGGCAGTCCATTGAATCCGCGTCTGAATTCCGTCAATGTGCTGCTTGCTCGCTCGCTGCGGTGCTCCTTCGAGTGCTCGCACTGGGTAGCAGATTTCCGGGAAGTCCTCGGCGAGTAAATCGTTAAACATTACCTTTTTGCGGAAATCTTCGTACAGTTCGCGTGCGTGGTCTGTTGTCGGTCCAATCGGAACCGGGAAACGAACGAGGCCAGCGAGCACGATTGAGATAATCATGCCCTTAACGATTTGGGTCTTTCCTCGTCCGCGTGGTGCCGCCAAAGCTATCTTGCCTCCATATGTTGCCGTTTGCCAAATCGCATCGATCAGTGCGTGATGTAGTTTTCCAAAGGGTCGCGTGTAGTCGCTCGCAAAGTAAGTTTTCATTAGCAGTTCAGGGTCGGATAAGCATCGCTCTCTGCGTTGCGGATTGACGCAGGCGGGGATGAATATTCGAGCCGCTTCGGCACGATCCGCACGCTTGGAAAGGATATCTTTGTCGCGATCAGTCAGTGACCTGCGACTCAGTGCACTCGCCAGCGATATTCGTTCCGATTGCGTCAATGATTCGAGAATCTGCTCTTGCGTTGATTCTGGCAAGAGCATCAATGATTCTATTTCTGCTGTCGTCCATTCGGTCTCCGTGCTGTTCATCCGATGCGTTCTGTGCCTCCGCTACCATCAGAGCTTTACTAGCCGATGTAACCTCACGCGGGCTGCTTTTTGGGTTTGCGACGATTTGAATTAGTCGCTTTATTATCGCATCCCGATACTCCGGTTTGATCGGCCACCGCTGCTGTATTGCTTTCGACATCATTCGCGTCTCTCGTATCATCTAGCACAGCCTTTTGCCCAGTCAGGTTTTCCCATCGTTTTACGATTACGTCGCAGTATTGCGGGCTGATTTCCATTCCGTAGCATTTGCGACCTAGCTGCTCGGCTGCGATTAGGGTTGTGCCTGATCCAAGGAATGAATCGTAAACCAAGCCTTGTGGTGCTGTGCTGTTTCCAATCTGGTAAGCAACCAACGCGACAGGCTTCATGGTCGGGTGGTCTTCGCTTCGACTTGGACGGTCAAACTCGAGGACCGTGGTTTGCTTCCTGTCTGTGTACCATCCGTG